AGAGAGGCGGTCAGCGGCAGTCCGCCGTTGAGGATGATCGGACGGTGGTGGCGCGGGCTGCAGATGGCGTTGTGGGCGGCGGAGAAGCTGGCCTGCCAGCGCTTCATGTAGACGTCCTCGAGCACCTCGTCCTCCTGTTGGGCGTAGGCCAGGGCGATGGAGTAGTGAGCCAGCAGCTGGTGCAGCCGGACGTCGCAGTCGGGCTGGGCCCCGGCCCCGCCACGCATCCACTCGGCCGGGTTGCGATAGCCGCGCAGGCGCAGCAGGCGATCGTTGTCTGGGTTGGGCCACAGCGCCAGATCGCTGCCCCAGATCGAGTAATAGATCGGGTTCGTCGTCTGGGTGAGGTGGGTGACGTTGTCCTCGGCCTGCTCGTTGGAGACCTGGACGAGGCGGATCCCCGAGAGGTCGTCGATCACGGTGGTCAGCCCGCTGGCGTTGCAGTCGAGCGGCAGCAGCACCGACGGATCAGCGCCGATCTTGGTCGCCGTCCAGCGGGCCTCGAAGAAGGGCCAGCGGTTCTCCATCGAGATGGTGCGGTTGTAGGCCTCGTCGACATACGAGTCGAGCATGCTGTTGGGCAGCTCCTCCTCGTCCATGTCGAGCTGCATCCGGATGTAGTCGCGGATGTCCTGGAGGATCACTTGGTGCTCTGGGAGTGGAAGTAGCAGAGGTGGGTGCCGTGGACCACGGGGGCCGAACAGGTATCACCCTTGCCCACGCACCGCCCGACACGCGAGGGGCTGCGCCTGCCGGGCGGTACATACGGGGCCGTCGAGAACGTGGCAGGGGAGCCCACGGTGGCATTGGCCGGGGTCGGAGAGACGCGCTCGCCCACCAGAGCGTCGGCCGTGGTCAGCTCGGCGTTGGCGTTCTGGGTCACGCCGTAGGACTGGTACTCGTCGGGCATTCGGCCTCCTGGTTGGTCAAGCGCCGGGTGGCGTTGGGTCCACCCGGCGCTCGAACGGTTACGGCGCGGCCGAGATGGTGGTCAGCTTGAAGTGGCGGCGGCGCTGACGGGTGGTCAGGTTGCCGTACGCCGTGATGAAGCTGTACCGGGCATCCACTGCCGAAGCCAGACCACTGGTCGCATGGGCGCTGGCGATCGACTCGGACAACCCCTTCGAGAACGGGGTCTGGGCGAAGTACCGCGAGCTGTGGAAGACCAGTCCGATGTACTTGGAGTTGATCCCGTACATGATCCCGGCCGGACAGTCGAAGTCCCAGTACACCGGGGTCTGCTTGAACAGCAGGTTCATGAACCCGAGGTTCGCCGACTTGGTGTCGGTGTAGCGGACCTGCGGGGTGAGGGTCGACTCGTAGAACTCGTAGACCGTCTGGCCGGTGAAGATGGCGTCGACGCGGTCACTGCCCGAGTCCGAGCTGGAGTGGTAGGCCGCTGACATCGCCTTCTCCAGACCGGTCCCGTCGACTGCGCCGACCGCGGTCTCGATCGACTTCCACCACGTGTAGGCCGGGGGTCCGACGGGGTCGATGCCGCCGACCGCACCGGTCGCCGAGATCACCGCGGCGAGGGAGAGGAAGTCCTTCGTCGGATCGGGCCCGGCCTGGGTGCCGTAGAGCTGCTTCGACAGCCGGTTCTTGAGGGTCTCCTCGGCCTGCATCACCTTGGCTTCGAGCAGGTTGAGCACCTGCTCCTTGCCGTTGTTCTGCGCCTCGTCGAGACCGGAGATGGCGATCGTGGCGTAGAGCTGACGCCACGGGTACTGCGCTGCCGAGATCCCCTCTTGGGGGGTGACGGTGAGCTGCTGCCATTCGGAGTAGCTCCCCGCCTCGCCTTCGGCGTAGATCAGGGGCTCGACGATGGAGATGCCACCGTTGATCTTGCGCACCCGACCCTTCGACATGAAGTAGTTGAGCAGCGGTCGGCCCTGGAAGATGTTGTCGGTCAGGGTCTTGTGGTAGTTGTGCATCGTCGTCGTGAGCATGGAGTCCCAGTCGACGGGCACATGGGTGGGGTTGGCTGCAGCCATGAAATGCCGTCCTTAGAGTTGACGGCCTACGAACGCCTCGCATTCTGACGTTCGGCCAGCTCGTAGGCCTGAGCGATGGTCATCGGCCCAGAATCGACCGGCGCGGGAGCGGTCCCGGCCCTGGTGGCCGAGGCTCCGTTGCCGACCAACTGACTGGCCTGAGCTGCCGCCCGCTGTCTCGACGCCGCCGTCTGGCGAACCTGGGCGGCTCGGTCGAAGGCGATGTTCTTCCAGATCATGTCGAAGCTCTCCGGTCCCATCCGGGCGGAGATGGCGGTCGACACGACCTCGCGGGCATCGGCTGGGGTCAGCTGATACTTCTGGGTGATTCCAGCGACGGCCTGGCGAAGCTGCTCATCGGCTTGGCGCTGCTGCCACTGGGACTGCAGCGCCTGGTTCTGGCGTTCGATGTCCGCCAGCCTGCGCTCCACCGGATCGACGTATCCCTCGAAGCCATCGTCATACGGTGACGGCTGCTCCCGCTGCTGAGGCGGTGGCGATTGCTCGAAGTTGACGCCGTGCTGGCGGGCGAGGAGCCGAAGGGTTTCCTCGGGGTTGGCACGCAATGCTCGCTCGACGGCGAGGGCGTAGTCAGCCTGCTGGCGTTGGTTGGCCAGCTCTTGGGTCTTGCGGGTGTAGTCGGCTGTCCGGCTGTAGCCCTTGAGGGCTTCCGCAAGGGGCACCTCCTCGTCCCGACCGTCGACCTTGACCCGGACATAGCGGTTCGCTGTGTCGTCGTCAACGTCGAGGTATGACCGTGGGGGTGCCTCGGGTACGTCGTTGGAAAGTCCGATCTCGGCGGGTACCTCGTTGAGGTCGCCATCGCTCGGACCTGTTTCCCCTAAGAAGGGGTTTGAGTCCGACACTCGCGAGTCCTTTCGGTTGCTCCGTGTCTGTGGCCATTGAAGCTGCTACATGCCCAGTTGCGCAAGTAGCTCAGGAGGAATGGCCGGGCCTCCCTGAGGCATCTGTTCCATCGGGGGCCCCTGCATCTGGGCCGCGTCCATCGGCATCATCTCACCCTCGGGCGGGATCGGCGCGCCACCGGCCATCCCCGGCGGCAGGCCCTGTTGGGCGTTGGGGTCCATCTGCTGCTGCTGCATCATCTGGTCCATCGGGCCGTTGATCAGGGTGGACACGTCCTTGATGCCGAAGCCGTACTGCAGCACGTAGCGGGCCAGGCCCATCGGGTTGACCACCCCGGCCTGGACGAACGGGGCCATGGCGTCGACCAGCTGCAGCGCCGACTGGCGGCGGAAGGCCTCGTTGCGGGGCTCGGTCGAGCCGCCCTCCACCTCGAAGTCGTAGCTGCCCTTGAGGTAGTCGGCGTCGTAGTTGACCCACGCCCGCCCAGCCACCGAGGTGATCCGGGCCACCCGCTCGCCGTCGAGGAACTGCTGCATCAGCGAGACGATCGCCTCGCCGACGTCGGCGAGGAACGACTCGACCTTGGCCAGCTTGTCGCGGGCCCGGGCGTTGGCGGCGTCCTGGATCATCGCCGCCTCGGTGGCGGTGCGGCGGATGGCCGACTCCGGCTGTCCTCTCATGTAGTCGCTGACGCCCGACACCGTGTTGATGTCCTCTTCGATCAGCTGGCTCTGGTTGTAGAAGTCGGGCGGGGTGCCGATCGATGGCAGCGGGGCGATGTAGTTGGCCGGGTTGACGTCGCCGATGATCGGGATCATCGTGTTGTCGACGTCGGACTCGAGGGCCCGCACCCCCTCCTCGTCGAAGACGTCGCGGGCGTAGATCCACTTGCGGGCGAACCGCTTGCGGTGGTTGAGCATCTGGTTGCGGGTCTCGTTCAGCTCCAGCTGCAGGCTCTCGATCGACTCCAGCTCGCCCATCGGGTAGAAGTGATCGGGCACCTCGTAGTTGCGCAGCATGTGGAACGGCTGCCCGCTGCCGTAGGGGATCGGAGCCGGTTTGATCAGGTAGAGGTCGCGGGCGTTCTGGCCCTCCTGGCCCATGTCGCCGTCAAGGGCGAAGGTCGACACCTCGTCGCGCTTGATGTCGTAGAACTCGATGATCTCGGCGTACTGCAGCGCCCCCAGGTCGGGGGTGTCGACGTCGGAGCGCCCGTCGTCGTCGCCCATCGAGGTCTGCACGAAGCGCATCGTGGCCGACACCGCCTTGCGGGCTTTCGGGTCATACCTACTATCTACGCGCACGTCCTGGATGGGTCGCCACGTGCGCTGGGCGATCCACCGCATCTCTTTCGGGTGCCGGGCGTCGGGGTCGATGAACATGTCGAACGGGCTGACCCGCTCCACGTAGGGGCGGTCGTCGGGCGACGAGGTCATCTCGGTCTCGGCGTTGCCGGGCACCGGCTCGCGGTCGTCGACGCCCTCGTTGTCGCCCGAGTCCAAGATGTTCTCGCCCATCATCAGCTCGCCCGAGGCCTTCGATTCCGGGGGCTTGAGGGTGAGGTAGCCGGTCTTGACCCAGCCGTGACCGAGCACGATCCAGTCGTCGACGGTGAGGCGGATCTCGTCCTGGTAGTGGTGGCAGCGCCAGAGGTAGTTGAGCACCTCCTCGACGATCACCGCCCCCGCCGCGTTCTCGGGCTTACGGCTGTTGACAACGAAGCGGGGGTTGTTGATGGCCACGGCCGGGGCGATCACGTTCTTGGTTGCGAACACAAGGTTCACCACCAGGCGGTCCTGGGTCGAGGCGGAGGCGTACTGCTTGCCCCGGTACAGCTCGATCATCCGGTGCCACAGGTCGTCGTAGGTGTCGGAGCGCCAGTCCTTCGACCGCTCGATCTCGTCGCGGGCGAACTGCAGCTTCTCGGAGAGTTTCATCGTCACCAGCCGTACGTCGAAGCTGGCTCGACGTCAACGCCGAGCACGCGGTCCCCAAGGATCTCGCTGCGGCGCTCGGAGATGGTGCGCTCGTTGAAGTTCTCGCGCCCGTACGCTCCGCCGCCAACGAAGGTGAAACCAACCGAGCGCACGCGGCAGTTGAAGCACTCGCTCCGTCCACTCTCCGCCGGTTTCCCGCAGCGACACGTCAGGTTCACGTGACTGTGTAGGTCTTGGGCGTGGCCGAGAACAGCGTGCCGGTGCGCACGTTGACCGACTTGGTGCCCGCCGTGGTGATGGTCAGCAGCGGCATCACGGCGGTGACGACGGTGGCCGACGAGAACGTGGTGACCTGATCGACGCCGTCGAACGTCACCTTGGTGATCTCCGAGACGAATCCGGTGCCGGTACAGGTGATCGTGGCGTTGGCTGCGCCCTTCACCCCGGTGGTGGGGGAGATCGAGGCCAGGGTCGGAGCGGCGATCTTGGTCGAACCCCGGTAGTTGACCTTCTGCTTGGTGAAGCGGGGACGCCACGCTCCCCTGGTCACCCGGCGTTGCTTGCGGTATCTGGCCTGTACTGGCATCACTCGCTCCTGACGTAGTGGATCCCGATCGGTGGCCGGTCCTTCGGCTTCACCATCTCTGCGGCCCGACTGAACAGCAGCTTCTCCATGTAGCCGAACGTTCCCGGGGGCGGCTCGCGCAGGGGCTGGTACTCCCTCAGCCACACATACTTCAGCATCTGGGTGGCAATAGCGAGGGCCATCACCCGGTCGTCGTGGGGTGACCCGTGCATCTTGCCGTCGCCCTCGCGGATGTAGGTGCGCAGCTCGACGTGGGTCTCGACGTCGAAGTCGAACAACTCCCCGTCACGCAGGGCTTTGTTCAGCTCGTCGATGGCCAGGGGCTTCGACACGGCGGTGGTCTGCCACCCCAGCGTCTCGGTGGCCTGGACCCCTCGGGCCTTGGTGAGGGATCTGCGCCTATATAGAGGTGTGTAGTTCATCCGCACCAGGGCCCGGTTGGTGGTCAGACCGTGGTTGTTCGACTCGACCCCGATCAGCGCCTGGTTGTACCAGCGCCCGAGGTTGAAGAGGATCTGGGAGCCGAAGATGTCGGGCTCGATGCGGGTGTGGAAGGTGGCGACGACCTGGCGGGTGGAGGCGTCGATCACCTTGGCCACCGAGAAGTCCCCGTGCTCGAGCCCCTCGGCGACGTCGGCCCCGATCACGTAGCGCCCGGCCTTGTCGGGCATCTCCCACACCCGCAGCGGGCCGTTCTCGTGGGGCTCGAAGCGGAACTCGTCGCCGACCGCGTAGACCAGCGAGCCGCGGATCGGGGGGTCGGGGGTCAGCGCCTGCAGCGCCTCGACGTTGAACACCGGGTGGCCCGATCGCAGGAAGGCCTCGTCGGGGTCGGAGGGATACTCTTGGGCCAGCTGCCAGTCGGGGAGATCGCGCTTCTTGGATTCGTACCACGCCTCGTCACGGTCTCCCGACCACCACGGGAAGAAGATCCCGGTGAAGCGGTTGGACCCGGTCTGGCTGCCGACCCACAGCTTGTGAAAGAGGTTGCCCTCGCCGTGAGCAGTCCCGAGCATGATCACCCGCCCGCCGACATCGGCGATGGGCTCGATGGCAGCCCACGCCTCGTCGCTGTTTGGGAGCAGCCCCAGTTCATCTACGACGACGGTGTATACGGACTCTCCGCGTGCGGGATCGGAGGCGCTGGGGAGGCTCTCGAGGTAGCTCTCGTTGCTCATCGACATCCTGGTCTGATTGATCTGGACGACGGGCCCCCGGTACTTCATCCAGTCTGGAAGGAAGCGGCTGCCGTACTTCGCCTTGTCGAGCAGCTTCACCGCATCGCGCTCGGTCTTGCTGAGCATCACGATGGCGCGGTCGCTGTAGAAGAAGGTCAGCCAGAAGGTGAACGTCGAGATGAGGGTGCTGAACCCGATCTGGCGGGCCTTCAGGGCGACGGTGTAGCGCTTGGTGATCCACAGGGCGATCGCCTCGACCTGTGAGTCGAACAGCTCGAACTTGATCCGCCCCCGCTCGGGGTGGCGGATCCACCAGTACTGGGCGCAGAAGTAGCGGAAGGCCTCGACCTTGTCGTCGTCGCTGCTGGACTGCCAGTGAGGGGCGATCCTGCGCCACTCGCGCTCCTGGATCAGCTCCTCCAGGTTGTAGTCCTCGGTCACGGACCGGCCTCGAGCGTCTCCACCCTCGTCGTCAACGCGGCGACCAGCGCCTTCAGCTCGTCGATCTGACGCTTCTGCTCGAAGAACGCCCGGCGCTCGGCCGGTGTGTTGCGGGGCTGAAACCCGCTAGTCGGCTCGGCCACCCTCGGCCTTCATCTCGGCCACCCCGCGGGCCAGCAGCTTCTCGATCTCGTCGTCTGAGAGCATGCCGATCGCCTTGTGGCTGACGGTGACCTCGAGGGTGGGCGGGGTCATCGCCCCGACCGCTTCGAGGTACAGCTTGGCCGCGGGGACGTGGCGGGGGTTGCGGGGATCGCGCGCGGCCTCGAACAGGGCGTCGAGCACGGCCTGGCGGCGGTCAAGGTCGCCGACGACCTGATCGGTCTGGCCCTGCCACTCCTCGCGGAACTCGCGGTCCTGCTTCCAGTTGAACAGGGTTTTGACGTGCACGTCGATCATCGCCGCGAACTCCCGCTCGGTCGCCGGTTCCCTCGCCCGCGGTGGGGTGGTCAGCCACTCGATAAAGCGCATCTTCTCGGGGTCCTGGCGCACCGGGATGTAGTTCTTCGGCACGCGGCCATTGTCGCACGGGTCGTCAAGGTTACCTCAAGTAACATCTTGACTGCATTCATGAATGAGAGTAGACTGCAATCATGAAGCAACTCACCTTCGACGACGCAGTCGTCCTGGTCTCGGTGCGAATGCCGATGAAACTCAAGAACGAGATCATCAAGATGGCCGAGGTCAACGACTACTCGCTCAACCGCCAGATCGTCGACATCCTCCGAGACTCGGTAGAAGTCGAATGAGGGTCATCGGCATCGACCCGGGCATCACGGGTGCGCTCGCCGTGCTCGACGGTGGCCTGGCCCTGTTCGACCTGCCGGTGACCAAAGGCGAGATCAACGGCTACGCCCTGTGCGAGGAGCTGCGCCTGGCCGAGGAGATCGACCACATTGACGGAGTGTTCCTGGAAGAGACCCATGCCATGCCCAAGACCGGGTCGCAGGGCAACTACTCCCAGGGCTTCACCAAGGGGGCGATCGTCACCGCCGTGCGAGTCGCCGGTCTGCCGCTGCACCGGGTGGCCCCGTCCACCTGGAAGACGGCGATGGGGCTGCGAGGCAAACAGAAGGACGCCTCCCGCCACCTGGCCGCTGAGCTATGGCCCCAGTCCGAGTTCAAGCTGGTCAAGCACCACAACCGGGCCGAGGCGGCGTTGATCGCCCGCTACGGGCTGTACCACGTCCTGGCCCACACACAACTTCGAGAGGCAGAGTCATGAGCGACGAGACCTGGGAGGAACACGCCTCCTTCATCGACGCTCAACGAGCCGAGTTCGACCACGACGAACTGCAGGCCGAGCGGGCGTTGGCCGACGACCTCGCCGCCGCACTCGTCCAGGCCAGTGACGACATCGTGGAACTCATCGACGCCGTGTTGGCCCGCTACCGGGAGGCGAGACGATGAGCCGGGGTGACGTGGTCGACATCGGCATCGCCGTAGCGATGACCGCGATCATCACCATCA